ATTCAGTTAGTTACAATGTGTAAAATGTGTGTAAGTGTGTACAAGGATCAAGTTGCCTGATCGGGTTCGACAGACTTCTTTTTCTTTTTTGGCGCCTGCTGCTTTGGAGTTTCCTCAACAATTTCTTCAAGAGATGAAGAGTCCTCTTGCTGTTCCTGCGTAATGACTACAGGTTCAACAAGTTCTGGTGGATTCAACACGAGAATTCCGTCGGTAGGAGAAGACACTTCATGCGTAACAGGATTTCCTCTCGCTGCGAGAAACTGTTCTTCGGTTGGCGGAATCACACCAATCGATGTACATGATCTGACGAGCCTATCGTACGTGACAATACCTGCTTCTTTCAGGTATGCCTCTAGATTTTTTCTCTTCCTTCTTAAAAGGTCCAATAGCGTTAATTTAGAAAGACTTTTTTCTTGAAGTCTCATTTTTACCTCTTGTCTAAATATTGAACTCTGCCCTCTGTAGCAACGCCCCTATGGCCTTTTGAAATTGTGAGGACTTGACAATGTCTTCCATTTTGTCATCCGGAACGTCGATATTCCATCCATCGGTGATAGCTTCAGCGAATTTTCGCATGACTCTAAGTACGTGGTTTCTGGCAGATGAGTGGTTCATCTTAAAACCAATCTCCGTCATCATGTCGGCGATCTCACGATAATTGACGCCTTCGTCCGCGGAAACAGTTGCGTAAACAGACGACTTCTTTCTTTTATTCATTTGGCACTCTTCTAAGGTTACGTACAGGTGAGAACTTCATTCTCTGAATTTCAGCAAGTCTTGAATTCAGATCTATCTCATGAACTTTTTCATCATGTTCTCGTAATGCCCGCAATTCGTCTGTGAGAAAGTTAAGTTGCAATTTTACAGCACGAATTTCACGTATGACGAAAAACGCGCAAATTATGCTGACAAAAGTTTCAAAAGCCTGAAAAGTCATTTGAGGGGAACACCTTTTGAGAGTGACTCGTGTTCTTCCGGTGTGATGTTGTAATCACCTTCAGTGATTTCACTTTCGTCGAAGAGGCCAAATCTGAGTTTTAGAATGGCTGCTTCTTTCTCGGTGAGACCGGACAAGACATGTCTTACGATGCCCATCAACTCATTTGATGATACATTGTAGAAAGGGTCATTTCGAACGTCTGTGTCTTCAATGAAGTCACCGACAGTTTTCGATTCTGAAGAGTCGAACCCCTTGCCAGAAGGCTGGTCTAACGACACAACATTGTGACCACTTGCCATCGTTGCTTTCACAACGGTCTCAGAAGCATCGATCAGCGCGAGGAGCTCCTCCTGAGACGGTTCGAACCCTGTCTCTTTTCGGAACTTTTCAGCTTCCTGAAGTAGTTTACGCTGAATTCCCGCCGCATGTGCAGGAAGCCTGATCATGCGCTTGCGCTTCAGGACGTGCTGGGAGATCGCCTGCTTGATCCACCACGTTGCGTAGGTGGAGAACCGAAATCCCTTCTTGTAATCGAAGCGTTCGATGGCCTTGAGGAGGCCGAGGTTCCCCTCTTGGATGAGGTCCTCGAGGGGAATGTTGTGGCCCTTCTGCTTCTTCGCGATGGAGATGACGAGGCGAAGGTTGCTTTCGATTAGCTTCTTTCGTGCCTTCTCACCTACAACGCCTCCTGTTTCGTAGGCCTGGAAGAGGCTCACGACTTCGGGGTGCTTCAGTTGTGGATGCGACTTGAGATCGTTGAGATAAGCACCAATCGTCCCAGTTGCATCGACTTTTAATTTTTTGCTTGAAAGCATGAAAGACCTGAATCTTAAGGTTGCGGTTGTTGTGTCGTCAATCAGTTAGTGCTGTGATCGTAGTCGGATTCAGACTGGTCAGCGTCGTAGTACTGAAATTCAGGGTTCGAGCGAATGTACTTCTCGTGGAGAGCACGTCGGGTGGAACGAATCTTGATTTCTCGTTGCACATAACAGATCTCGACCTCCCATGGATTTGCATCGAGGCCCTCGCCGACGACCTTTTCACGTTCGTTTTGCAGAAAACCATGACGCCGTTCGAGACTGTCGTCGTCGTAGTAAGAAAGAGAATCCATGTCGATGACTTCGGGAAGATCAAAACCACGACGATAGTTGCTCTTGTGACCGACCGACGGCTTGTTCATGTTCTTCTTCATTTTAATTGTCTCACTTGTTCTTGCTGTTATTGACTGCTGCGTACACTACTACGATTGTTGCTACCACTCCAAGAACACCCAGAAGTAGGTGTGTCTTGGACATCTTATCACGTGATTCCTTAGATTGCACTGTCATGTCATTCCTCACTTCCTCATCAATGTGTTGTAAGGATGCCAGCTCGATGGGATGCGCCGAGCACGTAAATTGAAGAGGATGTTCTGAGAACCCAGAGGATTCATGCTGTGAACGACCACTTCTTTTGGAAGTTCTCCCTCTTGAAGCTCGCTGATTCGTTCAGCTGCATGTTGCCCAGTGTAGAACTGCGAGTTCCCCCATCCATCCAGGTAGGAATCACCGTGGCCTAGGTCGTGGTCGAGATGGATGAGATCCCACGGGGAACCACCGATGAGTTCCTTGATGAACTGTGTGTAGGACACCGTGTGAGTGACCTCGTGTCCCGCGTAGATCGCATCGAACTCCGCATGACGTTCCAGTTCATCATCGAGGATCAGGACTCGCACGAGATCACACCCCACTCGTTTGGTCCGATCGTGTAAACGATGCGAGAAACACCTGCGATCCGAAGCCTCCGTTCACAACCTCTGCACGGTTTCGCCATCGCCCAGGAACCATCCCGTCGTGCCACACGTGCCACCCAAACGGTGGATCCCGGGGTCAACTTCCTCGCGAGGCGGGTCTCAGCGTGATGGGTTCGATCAAATGTGGCCTCAGGCGCCGGAATGTTCCTCGAGGAAACGAACACACCATCGGCACGCAGGCCTACTGCGCCGAGGAGGAAGGTACGAATGTCCTTACTCCTGATCGCAGCGGAAGCTGCCTCTGCTAACATCTTTTTGTCGGAAGCCATGTTGGTACTCTCAGTATAACCATTCTGAAGAGTCCTTTACACTGGTTGACAGGTTGAAAGACAAAGTTGATTGGCAAATTCTAAACAACAAAGTGAATTTACACTGATCGGTCGACGTGTACAACAAAAATTTTCGTGTGCGATATTTAGTGACCATGAGCATCAACAATAATCTCGTTACATCAATGAATGGTCTTCAGTTCATCGAAAAGTGGGAAGGCTGCGTTCTCACACCTTACAAGGATGTTGCCGGTCTCCGCACCATCGGAATTGGTTACCTCATCAAGCCGACCGACAACTTCCCAGACGGTGTTGCCATTACGAAGGAGAAGGCCTATGATCTTCTCCGTGAAGAGGTGAAGAAGTGTGAGGACTCGATCAAGAGGAACATCAAGGTAAAGCTTACTCAGAACATGTTTGATGCACTCGTCTCGTTCGGTTTCAACTGCGGCGTTGGAGTTTACTCGAACTCCGGTGTGGCCCGTGAGACCAATGCTGGTAACTTCGCAGGTGTTCCTGAGAGGCTCCTCGACTGGTGCAAGGCCACGATCAACGGTAAGAAGGAGATCGTCCCAGGCCTCTACAACAGGCGCAAGGATGAAGGTGAGCTCTTCCTCCTCGGTAGCGGTGTCTCCCCTGTGTGGTCTCCTGAGATGCAGGCAACCATGGCAGCCCTAGGTGTTCCCTGGACCAAGGCCTCCCTCTCGGACGCACAGACGAAGCTCAAGAAGCTTGGTCTCTACACGAGCAACGTCGACGGCGTCTGGGGTCCTGGTACAAGCAAAGGTCTCACGACTTTCGCAGGTCAGAAGAACATCAAGGTCGGTGACCTCTCCAAGGGTGCACCACAAGCTCTCCTCGACGAGCTCAAGAAGGTCTAATCCTTCTTAGAAGATCCGTAATTGTCAGCGGCCCAACCGCCTCCCTTCAGGACGAATGCAGTACCTCCTGAGATGAGGCGGTTGTAGCATTCAATCTTACACTGGGGACAGGGAGTATGAGGATCATCCTTGATGGACTGGATCGCCTCAAAGTCGTGATCGCAAACTAGGCACTTATAATCGTAAGTTGGCATGGCTCTATTATAACAAGTGGAACCGGCGGGGATCGAACCCGCGACCTACGGATTAAAAGTCCGCAGCTCTACCTACTGAGCTACAGTTCCATGGTGGTTACTCACGACCTGATCCGCCTGATCGCTTTCACCTTCATTAAATAACATGAGGCGTGCATGTCCAGGGGTTCAGGTCCTGGAGAGGAAGCTGCGGGATTCGAACCCGCGGTGGCTATTAACCACTTCAGTTTTCAAGACTGACGCCTTAAACCACTCGGCCAAACTTCCAAGTTGAAGTATCTCTACTTCCTAAATTCTAATTTACCTTCAGCCTCTGCGATGATCATTGCCTCGATGTATTCGAGGTGTGAATCAGCACCGGGAATATCTGCCCGCCTCCGCGTGATGTTCTCCTGAATCTTTAGGATCTCCGCCTTTGAATTTGGACACTGCACCTTCTCACCATGTTTCAGATTGGCAATTGCCTTCTGAAGCTCAGGAAGAGGTGTTTCGGCTTTTGTGTCTACATTGTTTACACGTGGCATGATTTACCTTCGCTGACCGGGTAGGAATCGAACCTACACGTAGGGGAGTTAACAGCTCCCTGCCTTACCATTTGGCTACCGGTCAATGATTTTGCAATTCTATAACAGAATTTATGTTTGTTCAACTCTCTTCATCGAGATGAAAACCAATTTGTTTCTTCGCACCGGGAGTTTCGCGTAGTTCATCAATCGCGTGGATCACACCAATCACTGCTGCACCAAGCTTGAGGAGCGAAACAGTACGAGGCGATGTCAGAACCGACCAGATGGTCTTCTTCATCCTCGAGATTTCCTTCGTGTTGATCATGATAAGACTTTATACCACAGGGAAATAACTTTACACTTAAGCCGTCTCACTCGTTTCTTCAGGTGGTGCTGCCTCGGCAGCTGCATCTGCAGGAGTGGCGCCTTTGGTTTTGAAACCGATATACTCTTCGGCGTCCTCTGGTCTCATGGGATCGTTACTGCCCTTGTCACCAGGCGACTTATACCAATAGCCAAAAATATCGGTGCCTCGCTCTACCTCATACGGATAGAAACCCTTCACATCAGTGGGATCTGCGGTGACACCGGGACCGGATGGACCTTCTGCGATTACCTTGCGTATCAACTTACGAAGTTCAGCAATGCGAATCTTCATCGAACTCAGCCTCTTCTAGTTCTTCCTCTTCAAGGCCCATCCCAGCATGACCCATCGTTTCCACTTCTTCGTCGGAAACAGGCTCACCAGTACCTGGATACCACCGCCCAGGAACCCATCCTTGTTCAACCAGGGTCTCGCGGATAATTCTTCTTAATTCAGATAGGCGAATCTTCATGCTAATAAAGTATCACTTAGTTTTTTGTTTCTTCAATTCTTCAAGGGCTTTCTTCAAAGAAAGCATTGGATGTTGAAGCTTTATTGATCCATCAGCTTGAATTAGGTTCTTGAATTCTTCTGATTCAAGAAACAACCGAATAGGATCAACTTCTTCTTTCTTATCGTTAAACTTCTGCATTATTTCACCTGGAATAACTATTCCACAGTATCACAGTTGTCCAAATGGATCCATCCCACACGATTGTTGTGGGTGAGAACCTTGCGGTACAAGGTGGGATTGAGCCGTTTGGGCCGCCTCGGATTTGATTCCGCGAGGATCAGCACGAGATCGCCCTTCGCGAGTTCATCGATCTCATCATCGAGATCATCATTCCACACGTGAACGTGACTGAACTTGGCCTTCAACATCGAACCCACGGAGGCGTTCATCGGGAATCCTCAACAGGTGATCTTCAGGGAGTACGGGCAATTCACGCTCATGCAGGTTCCACCTTTATTGGGATCAATCCCACACTGAGGGCAGATCGGTTGCGTGTTCTCCGAGGTGTAGAAACGGAGGGGTGCCACGGGAGTTTGAACATGTGCACCCAGGGATTTCAACTTGTCCCGAAGCACTTCAACCTTCAACTCGAGATCCTCGATCCGCCTCAACAGTTCCTTCTTCTTGATCTTCTTCTTCTCGCTCATAACAACTTACCTTTCACACTTCTTCTTCAGGAATCACCCGGAAATTCCACACGTGGTACCCATACCGAACCTTACCCTCGCGATCCACGAAGGCACCGTGGTTTCGCATGTGCTCGATCTCCCCGAGGTAGAGAACCGTTTCACCGGGCCTGAACGGGGAGAAGATGGAGTGATCATCTGGATTGGGATAGTACACCACGAGGGTGTTGGGTGGCACCTTCACGGTGAAGTGGGTGGGCCTCAGTTTCCCATCAGGGCGCGGAACCTCGAGCGAGAAGGGATCCGCGGGATATGGGTGTTGTTCCCTTTGGATCTCCCCGATATCCGCCCAGGTACTCACCTTCTCCTCGGGATACGATCCCTTGTAGATCCCATCCGAGAACTTCGATTGAAAACTCATCACCCCTCCTTCTTCTTCTTGGCGATCGCGAGAACGGGATACGCAGTTGCCTCAGTAACCTCCATCTCGATCACCTCCCAGAACGGGGAAATGGGAATCGTGCCTCCGTTCACGAGGCCTGTGATGTGGGATTTCAGTGCCCCGATCGATAACCACACCTTTCCACCATCCTCCACCCAACCAGGAAGATTTCCTCCGGTGGAGTACTTGCCCGTGCTCAAATCTCGAATCTTGTAGATCTTCATCTCACCAGTTCCTCATCTTCGCTTCAGAATCATCCAGTAGTGCACGAATCCGCGGGTAATCGTGCGGATTCAGTTGCACGGTATCGTAATGCCCGTACCTCTCGGTTCGCCCGAACACGTACTTCACCGCGAGGATCAACCGTTGCCACCAGGGCCTCCAGTGGTTGAGGGGAACGGAGATGGAGATATCACCCATCTCAGGATCCACCTCGAACCTAACGTTGTGATCGAAGGAGGTGCACTGGCACTCGAACCGGTGAAACCCCTCGTTCTTGATGTATGAACCACTTATTCCAGTAACCATGAACCATCTCCCATGTAAGATTCCGGATCCTCGAGCTCAACCTCCAGTTGAGGATCTCGAACCCAAACGTAATTTTCTTTCCGCCAATACTGAAGCACCTTCACCGGAATGGAACTCATCGTGGGCCCCACACCACAACACTCGCCTCGAGGAGGATCACCGTAGTGGATATCCTTCTCACGGATTGCACGAGCACCGTACTCCCTGAGATCCCAGGAGAGTTCCACCTCGTAGTAGGTTCCACAACCCTGGCAGGCGATGAGCAGGAGGGCAACCTCCCTCGCGTAGATGGTGGATGCGTGCTCCGGTGAGAACTCCACGTAACGGGGAACACCGCACGCGTTCCACCACTTGGGAGGTTCGGGGATTCGTGATCTGATATCTTCGTACGAGGGTAACATCTCGCCTCCATACTACACCCCCGCGGGTGCACCTTACACTAAGTTATCTCATCCAGTTCATCTGAGAAACACACACCCACTCCTCGAGGAGTGAGCACCTTGATCCACCACGTGCGGTTCATGATGCTGGTTCTCCGTAGTTCCAGCACGATTCCGATCTCGTTGGGCCCGAAGGGAACATCAGAGTAATCGTGCTCGAGGATCTCGCTCCAGGAGGATTCACCATCATCACCCACCAGCATCTCCGGAGGATCCAGGTAAACGATATCATCACAGGTTACCAGGGAGCCTACCTTCATGGCTCCTCAGGGCTTCCTGTGTTTCTCTAACACATCGTTCCACCGGGCGATCCACCTCTTCATCTGGCCCGTTACGGCCGGAGAAACGAACGTGAAATCTCCCGCGTAGGCGAAGTGCCCCGCTCCCGTGATGCCCTTGTTCTCGTGTGCCAGCACCGCCAGCTTGAAGGCATCCTGGATGCTCTCCAACTCCGTGCGGAGGAGATCACGTTGGCAGGCGGGGCAAACTTCCGATGGGCCCTCCCAGGAGGTGGAGTGTGCCTCACACCTGTGATGGGAACCCTCGGTATTCGCTAGCGAACTCATCTCGTGGGATAAGTATCACTCCACGAGGGCAATGTTCCACGAACCTATCCAACCCATGCCTCCGCCCGGCACGAGGATCTTCACCCATCCATCATCTCGTGCTTCCAGAACGATGCCGGTAGAACCACGAGGCCAGGGTGGGCCGAATTCCTTAACGATATCGCCCACTGCCACAGTGCGTGCGGGATCACGTGGAAAGAGGTACACGGAATCGTTATCGAACTTCGTTCGAACGAACGATCCTCTGAGTAGGTGTTCTGTGTTGAACTTTCTGGGGAGCAATCCATGTTAACTATCCTCACTTTCCAATCGCGATCAAATTAGCCTCGAGGTTGTGTACTCTTTCCTCTGCACCAACCTCCTCGAATCCCATCCTCTTCAGTTTCGATTCACGCACCGCGTATGCGATCTGAGAGGCGATGTTGTGGGGCAGGTACGCATTGCCCTTCGAACGCTCCAGGGTGATCACGAAATCCACGAGAGAAGTTCCTGCATGGATGGGTTTCACATCGGCACCCTCGGTAACTCCCCAGGATGTAGGGATGAGCCACGCGATTGAACCCCCGTTGATGCGTTCCACGCTCCACATGGAGTTGGGCCCACCAACTTCCGCGGGAGTTTCATACGGGCCATCCCAGGCAACCTTCACGAGATGGTGCTCCACCCGCTCGGAACCCTCCTTGTGGGTACCGTACGGTTCACCCGCGTTGTGTTCGTAGGGGGCATCGTTCCAATCATCACCCCACTGATCCGCGAGAGGAATGGAAGTGAACCAGGCGAACCGATCTCGCCCATCCACGTAACACAACTTCAGATCACCGATCTTAACATCTTTACTGTTGATCATTCTTCATTCCTAACTTCGTGAGATTCCGGATCACGTTCATCTGATCGTAGGAATCGAGGAGCATCGAGATCTTCAACACCTCGGCTGGTGGTGAGGTTTCGATGAACATCTTTGCGAAGGAGTGGATGCTGTACTTCTTCACCACCTCACCCCAACGTATCAGGGTGCCCGTGTTCACCGCCTCCATCGCCTTGAAAACTGCATCCACGTAGGGAGCGTGATCGCCAGGCCGAAGATCAGCGTAGAGGTGCTTCCTCGCCCACTTTCGAACCCGCCACAGAAGATTTGGTTTGTTCCAGATATCGATTCCCAGTTGCCGATTCTCTTCCAGTTGCAACCAACCCATCGTGTAGTGGATCCCGCCTTCTTCCAGCACCACCTTCGCGTTTGCGATATCGAACGTGCCTACAACATCCTCGGGATCACCGTGTACCTTCGTGATCACCTGTAGGGCTCGGAATCCCACCCTGTAATCCATCGCGTATCCTGCGCGAGAACTTCCCATGCCATGGATCCCAGGCCGGCAATCGAGGGCACTGATCATCGCAGTTGCACCCTGAGGATCGCGGAAGAACAGATCGATATCGCCTGCATTGGCCTTCCAGAACACCGCCTCCCGCGGCGCGGAGGCGCTCCACGGTGCTCCGTGCTTCCTCGCAAACCCAGGGATCTGAGAGTACCAATCGATCCGATCCCAGGCAGCCTTGTTGTTTCCTCCGCACAGAACACCGTACGCGAGTGCCCGGGCGAAGCCACCGGCAACGTATCCACCGCCTCGAAGGGCGTTGTTCAGGGCCCAGGCACCTTCACCATCGAGGAGCCCGCGGGAGTGCATCTCACCCACCCAATCGATCCGCTTGAAACCCCAGCCGTTGAATGGGCTCACTGTGCCACCTCACTCCACTCAGAGAGATCCGCCATTGCCTCGAGATCTCCACCACGCTTGATGTAATCGATCCCACCATCGGTGAAGATCGCCTTGCAAGTGCACCACACGAAATCGTGCCGGTGCCTCGATTCGATCACGGTGTTGCACTTGAGGCAACGAACCACGTTACGCAGCAACTTTCGCTCGCTCATCGTGCCCTCCTTCCCTGGAAATCATCACATCACCGTTGATCCACGAGAGCCGCCCCATGGAATCGCTCTGGGCGATCATCATCCTACCCTCGTTCTCGATGATGTACACAGTGGGCGGGTAGTAGTAGGGATGGGTTGAGCTTTCGCCCACAACATCACGGATGCGATCGAGTTGCACCTGGAGGCGATCCTGGATGGCTCTGTACAGGATCCGTTCGTACACACCGTACATCCGGTGGAGGCGGTTGGCCCTGTGCTCCATCCGCCCGATCTCTCGGCCGCCCTCTTCGTACTTGATCACCACCATCGCCTCGGGCTTTCGCTTCCCCTCGATCAGATCATCTGCGAGCCGAACAGGATTCTCGTGGGAGATGCCTCGAGCCTCGTAGCGGAGGATCCAATCGGGATCCGTGAACACGTAGAGGGGATCATTCGCACCGAGCCCGCGGGCCGCGTGGGCGATCTTCAGGGCGTTCCACAGTACACCGTTGGCGATCTTCCACATCTCGTTGATCTCTGCCATTCGCCTCTCGATGGCCCGCCAATTGAGAAGGGTTTCGGGCTTCACGCCTGGGCAGGAAGAGGCGGGGCGGTTGTACGGGTGTGCCGTGTAGATCCGCCGGGAACGCTCGGCCATGAGCTTCTGTGCCTTCGTGGCCCGCTTGGGAAGCACGAAGGCCGGCCTGTAATCGGGGGTGAAATCATCGATGTTGAAGGGCTTCATCACAGCTTGCCTTTGTGGTTCATCGCACCGGATTGCGTAACGGTGCGGAAGCTGATGCCGGGATTAACGGAGAGGTGGGAGCCGAGCTGACACTCCTTGCCCTTGTGGAGGCCGGAGTTGTTTTGCCAGAACGATTTGTATTGCTCGCGCTCGGCCTTGTTGTTGAAG